CCTCGGCCACCGTACGTTAGTTCTTGTACGATGAACAAAGGGCCCCACGTGGGTTATAGTGTTAGTGAGACATGAGATAAAAGATTTCATCTCCTAGCGCGAAGGCGTCTTCTGTGAAGAGGCGTCGCACCCGCTCACTGGGTTTAAAACAGACGGGGACAGTATTAAGAAGAGTACGTGGTTGCAGGTCCCAGTCAGACAATCCCTCACCACCGTGGATGTGTTCCATGGCCCAGGTCCAGATCTTCTGGTTGTGCTTATTCATTCGCACGGCCGGGCTCACTCTTTTTCCTTTTTTTGTCAGTTTTGGCATAAGATCGGGAAGGGGGTGTGTAAAGAGTGCTTCAACACATAGTGCTCCATAGAGTTTCTCGTTGTTAGCCTCAATGTTCTGAGACCCAAAAAACTCATCTCGGGTAAGTAGAAAGGGGACTCGCGGCATCTCGGCAATTTTTTTGCTTACGATGTCGTGAACTTCCCACCCGACTTTGGGTACCGCGGTGATAGGTTTGTGGAGACCATAGTTCCGAAGGATGGCCTCGGCTCTCCTCCTGTCTTTTTTTGACCGGGAGTGTGGGCCTACTGGCTCGAGTCCGATCCCCCCCAAAAATTTGGGGAAGAACCATGGTCTTGCACCTGATTTGTCTAATTCTGACCTGTTCCAGTGTATGAACTCCAACATTGCCCTGCCTTTCCAGGCAGGGGGACATTCCTTTCCGATTTCACGGCTAAGGGCCCCCAGCTCTTCGAGCGTGGCCTTGGTGACCTGTTTCCGGGATGTTCCTTCACTTCTTCCTTCCTCAGTATTCATTGTGACACCTCTGACAACTCCCAGGTTAACCTGGTCGACTTGTCGGAAGTCCTTAAGAAATGGGGAATTCTCTCTCGAGAAAAGGAGGAAGGTTCTGGAGTTCATGTTACACATGAAGTTACTGAAGTAGTTCTTTCCGGCCGACTCTGACCACCCTACGGTGTTGATGCATGCTTTCCAAACACTGTTACCAAAATTGGTAACTGGAAAGACACAATCATCGCCATTTATAAGTAGTCTAGCCGATATAAGGGAAAGGTGCTTCCTCTCAGAAATTTCCATGGCCCAGCGACACACTGCAGCATTGACTATGCACAGGATAGGAAATGAGATTATGGAACCCATAAGTTGCCCCTCCATTTGGGGGAGCTCGAACTTAGTTCCGTTGGATCTCGTGTACCTCATAATATGCCCAGTTAGGGCGGTCTTCATGAGGTGCCTCTCCTTCCAGTCCAAATCGAATGCTTCGGCGATTGCATCAGCACACCAGTTCGACACGCAGGCCCTCATATAATTTGTTGAGGCCTTATAGTCACCACTCTTGACTTTTTCGTCATCCCATATTCCTTTCAACCTACGTTGAACTATCTCCTCATCGATTGGTTTCCCGATCAATTGAAAACAGGGGTGTCTCCGGAGAATTCCGTGAAGAAACTTCTGTAGGGGTTTTAGGACCATATAGGTATATGGTGGCCCTTTGGTGATGTGTCGGAACTTCAAAGGCTCGGCGAGGATTACCAGATCTGCGTTCGCGTCCTCAGTGAGGGCGCGTTCCTTTACCTCTTCCAAGAGGGATCTAAAATCCTTGACGAGCCGACTGTCGTCGATAATCATTCCTTCTGTGTAGCTTGCTGGGTTCGTTCTGTACACCTCTTCTGGGTGCATACGTAACTCTCTTCTTTCTTCGTCTGTTAATTGTCTCTCGTTAAATTCGCGATGTGCTTGTTCTAGCACCTCTTCGCTCCCATACTGTCGCATTTCCTGATATGTCTCCATCTTATAGGGGACGGCCACAGGGATGTAGCCGTGTTCAATGTTCACCTTCACGTCATCCGGGGAAACAACTGGTTTTATGAGGGGGAGTAATCCCTCTCGTTGTAACCAGGCTAATGTTCCCCCGTCCTTGACTGAGGTCTGATTATTCGCCCGAACTGATGGAAAGAAGTGTTTATACCTTTCCTCGTCAGTGTACCGTGGTGCGTCCTTTCGGATCTCCAACACAGTCCTTTCGATCTGCCTCTTTAGCTCAGCCATACTTATGTATGGGCTGATGCCGGCGCGCCTTAGTTTCCTCTCCAGTTTTTCTATCTTCAACCAATTGGTTGAAGGTGGTAGGAGAGAACCTGCGTGGACTGGCTCTGGGGCAGATTGCTTCGTTGTGAGAAGGGTAAAAGCTTCTGTTGCTTTGCGATCAGCGTATGATCCCAGTTTGGGATTAGGGTTGAGCGCGGGCATAGCGTCCTTCGCAGCTTTTACAGAACAGACCAAAGACCAAAAATGGCTCGGGTCCCTCTTCCTAAGTGCAAGGAGGAATCTATGCGCACGGCCGCCCAAGATAATCTCAGGGTGGTCGGGTATGCCCTCGATAGGGTTAGGAGGTAACTCTTCTCTGAACCAGGAGGAGTAGAAGGCTTCCAGCTTATACTTTATGAACGTACAAAACTGTTCTTCTGGGTCTCCACACGATGGTTTCGTTGCTTTGCAGCAGGCCATCCAGTGATTCAGGGTTCGTTCCCATGAGTATCGAGCTACCCTTGTCCCGTGGGGGGTTTTGAGAGTTCGAAAGATCTTGAAACCGGCAATACCGAAGAGTTCCAAAATCGCGTCGAGAGATTGGGTGATATTTTCCGTTATCATTCGGGGAGTATCGCTACTACCATTTGCGGGTGTTA